CTTGGTTTATTGACATGGAGGCCGTCAACCTTTCTCCCAAGTTCATGCTGACATTTTTTGAGGTTAAATTGCCCGATATATTAAAATGCATGTCTCCAAAAGATATAGCTACGGATGCTTTTTTTCCTTCCAGCGGTATGGCTTCGAACACGTTGTAAGTTTCCATGCTTACGGAAGTCCGTTTTTGTCCGTAATTAATTTCCAAAGGGGAGCGATTGCTTACCCCAGAAGCTGGTATCCGACTCAAAATCTGAATGTCGTTGGAGACGTCGTACCCCAAGCTTAGAACTTTACTTGAAATATCTATGCCTTCGAGAGTTACTTTGGCGTCTTTGTATTGAAGGTATGAAGTCGCTGTATCAGGTTTGGATTCAGGAGAAAAAGAGCCAGTAACGTCTTGGTGGAAGTCTAGGGCTGCGTCTATTTTAACTAACCCGTTCGGCTCTATAGTAAACCCATAAGAAGTGACATAGCCACTGACCAATTCCATGCCCCCGATATCAACTGAGTGCAAATAGTCGGAAGTCGTGTTGGTAAAGCTGTAAAATGGGTCTTTTCCAGTAAGGTAATAGGAGAGATTTACTGAAGTTAATATGTTCTCCTTCGCTCTCTGGTCATAGCCTCCAGCCTGTTCAATATTACTACTGCTTTCGGTTTGGGCGGACACAGAAAAAGAAGCTGAATCAACCAAAATGTCTTGGTTATCGACCTTAAGCCTGACGTTATTGTAATTGTAGTAAGCCACCTTTTGCCTTTGTCCTCATTATACGTATTTACACTAAGATTTTTTATTTTTTATGGCTAAAACGTGTAAAATATAGAAAGGGAAAAGGAATATGGCTTCTATATATGAAATAGATAATTACGACACAGGCGGAAATGATTATGTCAAGGACGATATAGTGGCTGGAACTGCGGCGAATGATGGAACCACGCTGGGGCGCTTTTATTACAACCTCGGAGTTCCCCCTACGAACGCGAAAGCTCCAGAGGCCACAGGAGGCGATGAGTATTGGGGCGGATACGCAACCTTTGATAGCGTCGTGACGCCACACTTCTTCTGGATTCCGAGCTATGCTCCATCCGTGACTAATGAGCCCAAAATCAAATCGGTTCAATTTGGGGATGGCTACGAACAAAGAACCCCCTACCACATAAACGCCAATTTACTTTCGCTATCTTTAAACTTCGACAAGCGAAACGAAAAAGAAGCTACCGCCATAGCTCATTTCCTTGCACAGAGAAAGGGCTCCCAAGCCTTTGTGTTTTTGCCTCCCGCCCCATACGCTTCGATGAAGAAATTTGTATGTAAAAAGTGGGATGTTAGTATGCAGTTTGAAAATTCCTTTGGCATTAGCGCGACCTTCGGTGAGGTGGTAGAATAAAATGGGACGCATTAAAAAAAGCACAGCGCAAGTTTCAGTAAAGAAGGTGACGACGGAGTCCGTTTCTTTAGAGCCAAGCGCGTTGGTAAGCTTTTACGAAATAGACATTAGCAAGCTAGTCCTCAATGGCGAGAGGCAAATCAATACCAATATTACAATTCTAGACCCCGACGGCTCCGTAGCACCCATTAGATTCCACAACAATTTAAAACTTATAAAGTCCAACATAAGGTATGGTGGGAAAATTTACTATGCAGCGCCGATCCACACTGACGGCTTTGAGATGTCTGCGAAAGGCACACCCCCCGCACCGAAACTTTCCTTTTCTGTAAACCCCGAAGGGCTCCCCCAAGAAGCGCTAAGAAGACTTAAGTACTTGAAAATGGCACTTCGCGACTTGGACGACATGGTGGGAGCCAAGGTCACGAGGATTAGGACTTTTGCCAAGTATTTGGATTGTAGTAATTTTTACAGTGATTGCACGAACGCTATTGACGGCACGGGGACAATCTTGATTACAAACGTAGTAACTCCACCCGATGGATGGAGCGCCGACCCGTACGCAAAATTTCCAGATGATGTTTTTTATATAGACAGAAAGTCCGCCGAGACAAAGGGGTATGTAGAGCTTGAGTTGGGCTCTCCGTTTGACACTCAAAATTTAATATTACCCGCGAGAACCGTTACAGAAACCACATGCACTTGGTCCTATAGGGGAGAGGGCTGCTGCTATGAGCAAAACTCAATAAAAACCCAAGACCAAACTGATAACGGAGCTGAAGATAGTATATTTCATAACGTGCATGGAGAATGCAAAGCCCACGCAGACCCAGTCGTAATCGCAAACGACAAAGACGAAAAACTCCAAGACCTTTTGACGAAAGCTAGCCCTGGGGCCGTTATAAAAACATATTCAGGAGCTCCCCCGTTATGGAATAGAAGCACAACTTTTGCGGTGGGAGATGTTGTGAGAATTTTAGTGGGCGGTATTTATTATTATTTTGTTTCCTTAGCTAATAGCAATACCGCTTACCCCCCTCCGAATACGAAATGGTGGTTGGAAGACAAATGCTCCAAAACCCTTAGCGGGTGCAAAATGAGATGGACGAAACCATTACCGTTTGGCGGGTTTCCAACATCTAAAAGGGCAATCAAGTAAATGATTACGAAAGAGCTCAAAGCAAAAATAAAGGAGCACGCAAAAAGCGAGGCCCCGAAGGAGTGCTGCGGCTTCATACTCGAGAATGGTAAAATTTACAGAGCCCAAAATACGTCAATGAGCGATAACAAATTCAGCATTAATGCGGCAGACTATATTACCGCCAAATCATTAAGCGCTATAAAAGCCGTTTATCATTCTCACCCCAATGGAGGAGCAACGTTTTCAGAGTTTGACAAGTTCAATAGCATAAACCATGGGGTTATTTACGTCCTTTACTCGATGAAGGATAATTCCTTCTCTCAATTTGACCCAGCCCTTACAACGTTTAATAAATATATTGGTAGAAAATTTGAAATAGGAGAAACGGACTGCTTCGCCCTAATAAAAGACTTCTATGAATTTGAACTAAATATAAAACTCAACGAGCACCACAGAGACGAGGGGTACGAAGACCACCTCGGAGAACTTTTTAATGTAGACTTTGAGGCAGAAGGATTCTCCCCCGTGGATGAGCCCCGAAAATACGACTGCATTCTTTTCAGAGAGAAGAAGGGGCGTTCCTCCAACCACATAGCCCTATATCTTGGGGACGGCTTGATGCTGCATCAGCCCCGAAACAGTTACTCCAGAATAGAAAGTTATTTAAACGCGCACAGAAGACATACAAACCATTTTATAAGGTACAAAAATGCAGAATTTAGTTGAAATAAAATTTCATGGAAAATTGGGCGAAGACCTCGGACAAGAATCTTTTCGATTAAGCGTCGATTCAGTTGCTGAAGCCCTCAAGGCGGTAGATACCCTAACCGAAAGAAAGCTTAGCATAACCGCTGTTGATTACGTTAAACAGAACGTGAAGTATAAAATATTAGTTGACGAAAAGAACATGCTAACCAAAAGCGTTGAAACCAAACAAGAAGTAATGAATTGCGGCATCGGCATGGAAAGGAAAATGGAACGAATAGACGTAGTCCCCATCTTCGAAGGGGCAGACAAGGACGATGATAGTACTGATTGGATATATTTCGTAGCAGGAGCCTTCCTATTCGGATTAGGAATTAACATGGAATCAATGCTTTTGACTTCTTTGGGTATGTATTTGATGATGAACGGGCTAGCCAACCTCCTGTCCGAGCCCCCAGAATTTGAAGACTTTAGGGAAATAGAACAGACGAACAAAAAAGAATCCTACCTATTTGACGGACCCATAAATACTTATAACCCTGGTGGCCCAGTGCCCATAGGATATGGAAGACTTTTGGTGGGTTCGCTAACCACGGCTTATTCCCATGTGGCGGGGGACAGGTTAATATTTAGGGACGGAGTTTTCTATAACTAAAAAAAGAAATATTATTTATGCCTTTAGGAGTAGCTTCAACAACACAGACAAGTAGCGCGCCAGACGTAGAGGGTCTTTATTATCACTCTGGACAGACTGGTCCCGATGGAAACCCAGGTGAAGGGACGGGGACTCGCTACATATCCGTCACCAGCGGAGAAGTGGTGGACATGATAAGCGAAGGCGGAATTGAGGGGCTTGTTAGCGGGGAATATTCATTCACGGGAACAACTGGAAATTATGGGTGGACGTCTTACGTGTTTACCCCCCATCACGCGAACATGCACACGGGAGTATTGGCTTCTGTATATTGGAATGATACGCCTGTCTATGACCCCGCTATCAAAAAATTTAATTTCCAAACGGTTGATTTCACAACGTTTGAACACACCGCTTACAGCGAAGGAATTGCAAGCGAAAGATATATAGGCAAAAGCGAAAGACTTAGGGGAACAGAAAAAGACATAAGTGACGCTAAAGTTACCAAGCCTAAATTTTATACAATTCTAAATAAAAATTGCAATAGCGCTTCCTTTAATTTCAAAATTGCCGCCCTTGGGACCGTTGATAGAGACAAGGGCTCGATTGCTAACCCCAACGAGACTTATGGGAAAACAAGGGATGGCGCTTTAAGCGTATTTGTACATTATAGAGCTATTTTTTCTTCAGCTAGGCCGAATAATTACATCTTTGGTGGTAGCTCAGCCTTCTTCGGGCAAGTTACTTCTCCATACATGAGGACTATAGATGTTGATTTCAATTTAGACGAGTTTATTCCAGAGGATAGACCTTGGCTTAGAACTGATTTTATTGGGTGGGAAATCAAGATACACAACAGCGCCCCCGAACCAGACTCGCCAGACGTGAGAAGGATAGTTATTCTTGATTCTATAATTGAAAAAACTAACGACACCTTCATGTACCCCAACTCGTTTTCCATTAGGAGCCGATTTGATGCAGAATTTTTTAGCAAAATACCAGAGCGAGCTTACGACGTTAGATTACTAAAGGTAAAAATTCCCTCAAATTATGACCCAATAAAAAAACACTACGAAGGAAACTGGGACGGAACCTTTAAAAGTGAAAAATATTGGACAGACAATCCAGCTTGGTGCTTCTACGACCTAGTAACGAATAAAAGATACGGCTTGGGTAAATACATAGACTCCTCCACCTTCGACAAGTGGACCCTTTACGAAATAAGCAGATACTGCGATCAGCTTGTGCCTTCTTGGAATGGGGGCGAAGAACCTAGGTTTGCTGTTAATATTTTAATACAAACGAAAGAAGACGCCTTCAGAGTTCTAAACGACATGGCTAGCGTATTTAGGGCCATTTTGTATTTTAACGCGGGGAATTTATATGCGGTATCTGATCAGCCCAAGAATTCGTTAGCTCAATTTACTAACGCAAATGTCGAGGCGGGCGACTTTAGATACCAAAGCACAAGCATTAAAGTGAGGCATACCGTAGCCATCGTCAGATATAACGATTCGGGAGACAGATATAAGCCCGCGATAGAATATGTAGAAGACCTTGATGGAATAAGAAAATACGGAATAAAAGAAAAGTCGGTCACCGCCTTCGGCTGCACCTCTAAGGGGCAAGCGAAAAGGCTCGGTGAATGGATTTTAAGAACAGAAAATTTAGAAACGGAAACCGTTAGCCTCACCGCTGGCCATGAAGGGGGCCTCTTGAGGCCGGGCGACGTGTTTACCGTAGCCGACAACAACAGATTTTTCACTAGAAGGGGCGGCAGAATTAAAAGCATAACGACCGCTTCTAGCTCTTTCGAAGTAATTCTGGACGGAAAACTCAGCAACATAGCCCAAGGCAGGGATTACAAACTCACGCTTTCTACCCCAAGTTTTTATTTTGATACAGCTCAAGTAGACACGGAAAACGCGCAAGAACCATTCTCCTCCCTAGATGTTCCGTTCATAAGAAACCCCCAAGTACAAACTTTTACAATTGATTCTGGAGACATAACGGAGGTAAATGGCCTCTCTAAGATAAGCGTTGGTTCCGCCATTGACACGACGCATTACAATACGCCAGACAACTTAGTGTGGAGCATCTTAACAGAGAGCCTTGATACTAACGCCGACATACCAAACGATGATGAGGCCGAGATACAAGAGCAGATCAAGCAAGAAAAGAAATACAGAACCATAACTATAACCGAAAAAGAAGAGGGAAAATACGAAATTGCTGGTGCCGAGTATGCCCCAGAAAAATATGCTGAGATTGATCACGCGCATGCCCCAGTAAATACTGTAAATTTTGATATACCATCAGCCCCCCAAGGGCTAGCTATAACCAATGATATCGCGCCACCTGGAACGAGCTTTACGCGGATACTCACATATACGATTACTCCACCCGCTAGCAATAATGGGTTGGCTTATTACGCCATATACGCCTCCACTTCTCCGTTCAGCTCGTCACCCCCAAGCGAAGAGTATTTGATAGCAAGAATATCAGCCAGCAAACAATCTGCTGACTATGTGCCACCCATTGGCGGCACGTCAGCTAGCGATAAACTTAAATACTATTTTAGAGTATACGCCTCGAATACGTTAAACGAATACTCCCCCTCTCATGCTTCTACCGATTACGAAGTTGGCCCAGTTCAACCAGTTAAAGATATAAGAATTAGAAATCTTACCCTAAATGATAACCCCCTTGGCGGAACTGCCCCCGCCCTAAGCGACCCGTTCTCCGATAAAACCATTGACTATTATGATGATTCTCAAATTATAGCTACTTGGAAAACCGATATACCCTCATACCAAGGGGATAACTTAGCTGTTGATTTTACTTATAATGTTTATGTATACAAAGGGCACACCATTGCTGGAACCCCCTTGACGGGTTACTATAATTAT